CGTTGCCCGCCCCAGGAAAGTGAGGGGGCCCACTGGTGGTGGACGCCGTCTGTGTTGGTCAACAACTGGCATGGAAGGAATTACAAGACGGCGCAAGAATCGCCACACCACCAGGTGGACAGATGTGTGACAGCAAGAGGCAGGTGCATAGGATGGTCAACCTCCCAGATGGGATGGAAGACCACTACTGGCCTTCAACGACGCACAAGGATTGTGCGTGCAATGAGTATGCAGCGTTGCGGAACCGCCACCTTTGTCGTGATGATGAGGTGTCGGTAACACAGGAGGGACTGAGCGCCATGCGGATGGCCAGGAATCGCATCCTTCGTGATTTTCCTGGACTGAAACCATGGAGTTATGCCAAGGTGGTGGCGCGTGCGCCACCGCATAAGAAGAAGTCCTACCAGGCTGCAGTTGACTCATTACTCTTGGATCCATTGGAGAGGCAGGATGGACGTGTTCGCATGTTCATCAAGGCTGATAAGATCACAGCAGAGGAGGAGAAAATGCCACGTGCGATTCAGTTTCGCAACACACGTTTCGTAGTTGACGCCATGAGGTACCTCAAGCCATTCGAGGAGCGGCTCTACAAAACCAATGGTCTCGGTCCAACTGAGACTTTGTGCGTTGCGAAAGGACTGAATCAAACACAGCGCGGTAACACGTTGCGTACCAAGTGGGATGCGTTCGCAGACCCGGTTGCTCTATTATTAGATGCTAGCAAGTGGGACGCACATGTTACGATTGAGTTGCTCGATGAGGAACATCTTGCGTATCTCAGCAAGTTACCATCTGTTGAGTTTAAACGCATACTCGCGATGCAACGAACGAATCGTGGTTATACCACGAACGGTGGCATCAAATATCGCGTTCGCGGCACACGCATGTCAGGTGACCCTAACACGGCACTTGGCAATTGCATGATCAACCTCATGATCCTCCAGGCTTGGGTAGACCGGGCTGGAGTTTGTGCTGAACTGTTCGTCGATGGTGACGACAGTGTTATCATCATTGAACGTGATAATCTCCATAAGCTGGATGTTAGCTGGATACAAGCGAATTGCGGCATGAATATGAAGCTGGAGCTCGCACGGGAGTTTGAGCAGATAGAGTTCTGCCAGAGTCGTCCCATCAAGTTGTTTGATGGGTGGCGCATGGTTCGATTACCGAATCGAGTGCTATCCAAGAGTGTTATTGCTGTACGCAGTCACGATGGGGCTTGGGGACGTCTCGCATATGCCGTGGGAAAGTGTGAGCTTGCTATGAATGCAGGCGTGCCAGTATTGCAAGAGTATGCACTTGCGTTGATTAGAGCGGGGGAGCGCACACGTGAGCGTGGCTTGCGCAATGAGACAAAAGCAGAGATGCGGCGAGAGGGTTTGGAAGATTTGTACTACCGTGCCTCTTGGCAGCGACGTTCAACGCGCGCCGAGGCTGTTCCGATTACGGTAGACGCCCGACTCGCATTTGAAGAAGCCTTCGGAATTGACTCTGACCAGCAAATGTTGCTGGAGAGACAGTTTGCAAGTTGGACGGCTGAGGTTCATCCTCACTGGGTCCAAACTGGCTTCTTCCCTCATCCATCCAGTGCGGAAATGTATTGATTACATCGGGGGGCCGCCATTGCACTGGATTGTAGTTCATCTACCCCGCGCCCGATTGTGGCGATTCTGGGG